TCTACTGGAGTGGGTGAATCTTCTTCAGCTTTATTACTAAGCTCTTGATACAGATCCGGATTATCATCCAAATATTCCACGAACTCTTCAAAAGACAAATCAAATTCACATTCTTCCTTTTCAACCTTACTACCGACTTTTATCCCGCAATAAAACATCAGATCCATATCGCTTAAGGTTAGACTCTCCATGATCTTTCCGATTTCCTGCAAGCCAATATTATTCATCTGCTTTTTTCGGGCAAATAATCGAAGTGTAGCCTCTCCGAGTACAAAAGCTATTTTTTTATCATTAATTTTATGATCTAAAATCATACGGCCACGCTTCTGGTTAGAGCGCCTGTGCCTCTTAATGTGAAGCTAATCTCAGCAGCTCCTTCATCATCAGCCTGAACGCTTACATTGGTAGGAAATGCAGTTCCGGAATAACTTACATCTCCAGTGGCTGGCGTTTCCTTTCCAAATGTATAAGTATCTGTGGCATGAGTTAGAGCGTCAGCCTCAACATCGCCTTGCCCAGCTGTATCTGCGGGATCCAGCCTGCATGTTACATCGATCGCCCAATTTGAACGGCCTCCAATAAATTCAGAATCCTCTCCTGAATCTTTGCTTGAAGTTTCGATCTCGTTACGATCATAATTAAGCGACTGAGAAACGATTTCTCCAATCACCGTTCCGTTTTTTTGTAGAACAATTTCACGTCCATTTAGCTTCATTTTTTTACCTCTTTATTTCTAGTTTTAATTCAATTCTGTTTACATAAGCGTCGATATCTTCTAAATAAGGTTCGGAATCCTCATCATAGAAATAAACATATCCTATATTAACCCCTTCATGTGTGCCTGAATAACCATCCAAACTGCTTCTTACTGCTGCAGATATTTGATCTGCCTCTAATTGTGTTCTGGAATAGATGTATAAGTCATAAAACACGAAATCTAATCCGGAAACAGAGTTCTTGGCATGAGTAGGATTAGTGGCATTCTTTCTAAAAGTGATTAGCGGAAAAGTGTTAGATTCTTTAACGGCTACCCTAGGAAAACACCTAGTTCCAATGAGTGCAGAAACAGCCGGCCGGCTTGTGATCATATTAAATATCGCAGCGTTCATATCTTTTCGAACTCCTTGTTTATATCATTTATAACCGCTTCCATAAGCTTTTCCTCATGCCGATCATAAGCCCTTCTTATAAAAGGTTTTGCTTCAACGGAACCTGTTGAAGCTCTACCCGTAATTATACCGGCTTTCTTAAGTTTTCTATACCTTTCTTCAGTACCATACTCAATTACAGAAGCTAGAGCGGGAGCAGAAAACCCGTTTAAATTCTCAGACTTATCTTTAACTACCCCGACCCTAACCCCGGTTCTTCCAAGATTCTTTTTCTTTGAAGTAGTGATACCTATATTTTTAACCAGGTTATCATTGTCAGCTGTTGGAGCATTTCTTTTCATCTCCGCCTCCATAGGCTTGGCATTCCTTCGCAGAGTCCTTGTAATGAACTTGCGGTCCATGCGATTGCCGAGCTCATCAAAGACCTTAAGACTTTTTCTGAACTCGGCTTTATTAAGTCCTATGGTTACAGCGTTCTTGCTCATTTTTTAGGCTTAACTGAATCTGGTTTGATCTCTTTCTTTGTTTTTGGATCATATTCTACAGCATATCCTCCGTTAATAAGCTCTGTTGCTTTCTTTTCCGAGACATTACAATAATGATCCTTTAAGAAAGGTTGACCTTTGGGTACCTTCTTAATTAATACGGTTACTATTTGGTTTGACATGACTTACTCCTTTGGTTTATTATTTTCCGTTTCCATCTAGATCTATATTAAATCCATGATGTTTTGCGACTTCTTCAATCGCGCTTAAAGTCTTAACACTCAATTTCGCCTCTTCCTCCGGAGTCAATCCCTTGCCTCCAGGAGAATTTTCGTGTCTCGCTTTCTTATATTCCTGAAGAAGATCTTTGATCTTGTCAACAGCCTTTTTGCTCAACCATCCTTTACGGATTATGTATCCTGAAAAAAGGACGAGCAGTATTACAACAGTAGTGATGATTACTGAGATAGGATCTCCAAATAGAGCTTCAAGAGAAAAGTTTTCAATAAATAAATACATTGGGTCTATGGTTTGTTTAGGGATGAGATCTAATTTAATTCCGGTATAAGCAGTTAGTGCAACTCCGCCAATTCCTCCGGCGACTTTCAATATCTTTTTCCAGTTATCATTTCTAAGCGAAAGCGTTCGTCCAAAAGGAGTATGCTTCCAAAAATTCTTTTTAGTTTTCTCCGGCACTTCTACTAAATCATCTTTAGTAATTGGACGTCCGGAATAATCTCCTAATTTGTAATCAGGAATGTCCTTTGTTGATATGTGATTCTGTTCACTCAATGGTGTTTAACTCCATAATTCTATGATCTTCAAGAATGTTCGTGATGTCAGTAACACAGCTTCTTATGATATTCTTTTCTTTGTGCGTTAATCCATTTCCGTCTCTGTAATTCAATACCAGATACAGAACACTTTCTTTTTCCGTTGAATAAGTCAGGTAATAAACAGTACTATGATCAATGCCTTCAGCTTTGTAAAGATCTCTCAAAATTCCTGAGTCCATATCTTCAACAAAAATTTGAAAAACATCCTTTTCTAGAATCTTGTTAATGATATTTATATAAGATTCATCAACTCGTTGCTTATGCCAGCGCTCGGTCATAGTTGGTAAGTCATCATTAGCTTCAAAAAGAACCGTGCTATAAACCGGAGAAAAAACACTTGGTATTTTCCCACCATCATGAGCTGCTAAAACCAAGGCTCTACTTACACTGGTTCGGGTAGTAATCTCGTTAAGCAACGTGAAAATTTTTTTTGAAGACTTAATAACCCCTTCGACAACTTCTAATTTTTCTTCTTTTCTGTCTTTGCGTACCGTTTTCCAATATTCCCACGCTTTGTCAAGCACATACTTAAGAGCCAACCCAAGCGTGGTAAATATTCCTGCGGATTCTAAAAGGGTTATATTTTTAATAAAATCAGCCATTCAGTTTTTAAAAAATGATTTCGATTCTTGCAAAGTTGCATATCTGTCAAACTGCATCATAAAACACAGCCTATTCGCTCTATCAGTGTACTTTCTATACCATGTTGAGTCTTTCATTTCATCAATGGCATTAACCAGATCATTCTCATAAAGGGCTTTGTGCATTTTTTTGAATCTCGATATTCCGCCCGGCCCTAGTTGATAACTCATATTGATCAAAACAGACTTTCTTACATCAGATAGGTTTTTGTAATAACCATATTTCGATTCTAAGAGCCGATCTCTTTCCTCAACTAAACATGTAAGCCACAAAACAGCCACTTTTCTCGGCATAGGTGTCGTCTGTAAATTGAAACCAAATCCTGCTGTCCATATACCTTTTGAATCCTGGTATGGAGTAAGAACCAATCCTTCATCAGTATTAAGTGTGTTCTCCGCTATCTGAAGGTGATTATCGTTTATGATTTCTAATTTTCCCATGTATGTTTTTTAAAAAGCCTCTTTTTTCAGAGGCTTTAATTCTTAACTAATCCCACGATTTGGAGGAGAGTTAATCAAACTCTTAAATCCCGGAAACGTTGATTGTTTAAACTCTTTGAAATTGATATCTGCCACCCTCGATCTTAAATAGGTTGTAAAGGTTTGGTGATCTTTTTCAAAGTGCGTTATGACCATAGGCGTGGTATTAATCGAGCCAACATCATTGACATACGCCAGTGGTTTAGCATCGTTAATAGTCACTTCTTGATCTGTAACCATCAATACATCTTCAGGATGTTCAACGGTTAGTTCGTAGGTATTTTGATCAGCTTCAATCATTGGTGAAGCTTGCGCCACAGCAACGAAACAAAACAACATCAAAGCGATTGAAAACAAATGTTTCATCTTTTCTCCTTTTTGGGTTTGGGTGTTAATTAATTACATCATTGATGCAATTCCGTTTTAATTTCTAAGAGTTCTCGAAATCCAATTTCTTTAATTGATACAATGTCAAAATCCTTGCCATCGTATCTGATCTGCATCTTCTCAGTTACATCTGTTCTAAAATATGTGATGAACGTTCTTCCAGTCTTATTAACCTCTATATCTTCACTTAGTCCTTCATTACCATTGTCATGAATAACTCTGGCATAAACAGAGGCCAAATTTGAATAAGTTGCGATTTGTTGACCTGTTGAATCCTGAGTAAAAGCAGGTGTCCTAATAATGATTTTTCTATTTAATTCGCCAACTCTAATCATCCGAATCTCCTTCCAGCTAAATGAGGAGCTGCAATCCTTCCCATAGAAGATTTTAACTCTACCAGGCTGAAGTTTGTCATTACCTGACCATTCTTAATAGTCCAGTAATCTGCAATTACATTCATCGCCCATAGCTTAATGTTTGCAGGAATATTTGAATGAGTTGCCCCATAACCAGCTACAAAAGTAATACGAAAAGGATGTTCTTCATCTTCATAGACATCGGGAACTGAATAATCAGAATCGAATTTGATAAACCCGGGCTCTTTTTTACTGTTTTCCTCATAATTAGAGGCATTTACAGTTTGCCAGTTTCCGGCCGTATCTCTGTACTCGAAAGTTGTTATTGATACTAAAGGTGGTCGAGGTATTTCTAGCTTATATTTAAAAACAGAGAAAGTAAAAACAAGTGTAGCCGTCAATAGTTGCCTTTTAAAGTAAAACTGCAACGGTGAATCAACTTGACTCTTATCCGCTAATGCTGATATAAGAAAAGCAAGCTCTGTATCATGATCAGTAATATCACCTAATCGAAGATGTGTCTTCAATTGAGTGAGATCAATTGCTTCATTTTCAGGAGCACCGTCTGTATCAAAATAGAGAGGCATGACTAGCTACACTTATTAATTATTTCTTTGTTTTAGGCTCGGAATCTTCTTCAGATTCATCTTCTTCCTCTTCAAGAGGCTCTTCGCCTCTATCAAAGTAAGCAGTCAACTCTTCGTTGATCTTGGATCCAATACCCTTTACAGAGGTGAAATCCCCTATGGCTTCCACATCCTCAAGACTGTCGATCCCATTAGCGAGTAACACCTCTCTTCCTGGAATATCTTCCGGAAGTGTAGATTCTGCTTTGCGTGCTACTCCGGAATTAATAAACTCTTTAGCTAAAGATTCCGGGACATCTTCAACCTGATTAGCATGATATCCATAACCCTTTGGGGCTTTTAGGAAATACAGCTTTTTATATTTCTCTTTTTTTGACATAACACATTAGTTTTAGTTAGAAATAAAGCCCCTGATTAAAACTCAGGGGCTAATTGATTAATTAGGATACATCGATCTCTTTAGAAACCGAGAATGCTTCTGCTTGAGCAAGAGCATCATCCATAAATGTCCAGGCACTAACTCTTATTTGCCCTGTAGTGTCAAGAGAGTAAGGGTTAACCAAAAGGTCTAAACCACCCCACTGACCAATATAAAGAGCTGCCCAATTCGCAAAGATTGCGGCATGAAGGTTCGTTCCAGAACCCTTTGTAAGATTTGATGGAACAAGACTACTTGCTACAACATCATATCCATTCATTCTACCATTATCATCCAGTAAAAATTTACCAGTATTAGTGGCTCTTTCTACTGTTTTAGCGTGACCTCTAACCCCTGGGGTTGTCAACCATTTTAATGAAGGCTCATTCTCCATTGCTGCATCAGCTTCAAGAACAGCGGTTTCAAACTCTACAACTTTTGCCCATGTAAGAGCTCCTCCATCAGTTCCAATAACAACTGCATTAGTGCCGCTTGCAGCGTTAATGTCAGTGATAATTGTAGAGTGCATCACTTTTGAAATCTTGTACGCTAAATGATTTCTGATCCACTGCTCAACAGCATAAGAGCCTTGATTAAAAAGCTTACGTGAAGCAACAAGGAATCCTGGGATTCTTTGCGGAGATAGTGTAACCTCAGCCAAGGTTGGGTCTACCTCATCAGCTGTAGCAACTTCCGTTTTTATCGCTGGATCTGTTCCCTCAACGGCCTTAGGGAATGACACATCACCTGTTAAATCAGTGAACCAAGTTGCGCCAAGTTCGGTAAATGGAAGCTTAGCTTTAAGGATGTCGATAAAAGACCCCTTTGTAGTTTCTACCGCCAAACCACCTTTATCTCCTCCAGAACCACCATCAACGCTTAATGCGTTTTTGATTGGAGCTCCAAGCACACTCTGAGGGATGGCTAAGTTTCCTTCTAACTTATACCCACCATCCTTAGAGTCTTTAATAGCCTCTTGGTGCATCTCTTTTTCAAACCCTGATAATCCCTCTCCATTTACCATAGAAGAAATAGCTTTAGCAAAAGAATAGTTCTTAAGCTCATTAGCTTCTGGATTAGGGTTGAAGTTTTCGTGAGCAATTGGCTCATACGAATTCACATCTGATTGATCAGCTAACTGATCGGTCAGGTTTGTGATGATCTCATCCTGATTTTTGATATCGGTTTTGATCGTTCCAATTTCTTGGTTCTTAGCATCGATAGCTGTTTGATCAACCGTCTCTGCATTTACTAACGCTTCCAATTCTTTAATTTTGGAGGCGCGGTCATTAACGAGCTCGGACTTTCTCTTTCGAGCATTTCCCAGCTTTTCGTTAAGTGCTTTGATTTTATCCATGATTATACCTCATGTTGATGTTTTAATAATTCAAAACGGTTTTGCGCCTCTGAAGCGGAATCCGTTCGTTTGTTTTGAGCTTCTTTATCGGATTCATCACTTATAGTGTTGATCCAGTTTCTAAATTCCATTGAGCTATCAAAGCCCTGAATTGCCATATTTCGAACATTGTTTTTCATGTTTTCAATCTCATCTGCATCCATCCTATCTACACTAATATCATTCTCATCTGCAGGGTCGAAAACCTCATCAACAAGACCAAGCTGTAAAGCCTCTTCAGCTGATACCCAACGGCCATAACCCTCTCCCTCATCCATTAGGTCGGCTACTTCCTGATCATTCATCATTGAATTTTTTGCATACATCTTGATAAGCTGATTATCAATGGTCTGGCCGTTCTCCATTAAAGACTTAAAAGTATTTTGATTGTAATATCCACAAAGCCCGAACATACACCTGTGGATGAGTAAGAACGCATCTTCACTTATCCTTCTGGTTGCACCAGCCTGACCTATTACCGTTGCAGCAGATGCTGAAAAGCCCATTATATTTGTTACAACTTCAGCCTTTTTCTGTTGTAGAAGATTTTTGATAACCAATCCGTCATTAAGGTCTCCTCCTCCGGAATTGATATTCACTATTATTTTAGTAGCGGTTATCCTTCTTAACTGATCTTTTAAGTTTTCAACCGTATTTTCAGAAGGCTTCCCAGTAATCCATTCCATTAACCAGTCTTTGCCTATATATCCGTCAATATCAATAACAGCAGTTTGCCCCTTATCCTGAAGATGGAAGTTCAATGGTTGTAGTAAATTCGTTTTCATGCCGCCACGTAATCTTGTTTGTTCATATTGTCTGGCTTAAATAACTCAGATTCGTTTTTCTCTCCCAGATCTTCCAGATCTCTGATCTCTCCCGGGCTCATAAATCCAGGGGCGTTCTTGCCTAATGCAATACTATAAGCCTCATATCTGTCTTTAAGAGATGCCCTCATAAGACCATCTACATTGTACTTTATGAAGTATTCATTCTGCTCATCCTCCTTCAAAAGCTTAGAGCAAAATTCATGTTCAATATTGATGGTTCTTGGTAATATGCCGTCCTGCACATACTCAATACCCTGTTGTTCTATATTCGTCATGGTTGCTTTATCAAGGTCCATAAGCTTATGTAACGGAACCCCCAGAAGACGGGCTATATCAGCAACCCCAAACTTTCTAGTCTCAATTATTTTAGCCGTTTCTAGATTAAGCTCAAACTGCTTAAAAGCCCATCCGGGCTCTAGAAACATAACTTCATGCCAGCTGTCAGGACCATTCTGATATATTTTTCTAAATGATTCTCGAACAGCTTTCATATAGCTATCAGCCTCTTCATCAGTAGATCCCATTAGCCCCTTATGCTCTTCAGGCATTGTGATAACTCCACCGGCATGCAATCCTTTTCCAAATGCTGAACTCTGCATTTTTTCCGCCGCTAAGCCTAACCCTAAGGTCTGGCTTGCATACTTAATAGGATTAATTCCCTTCACGCCATCAAGAGTCATTCCATAGACATGCAGAATCTCATTGTTTGTATAAAGTCTTTTGGCCCCATCTATTTTAAATACTTTTCTGTTCTTCTGGATCTTTGGCTCTACCATAAATGGAGCAATAGGAATGAGGCTTACAGGCTCATAAAAAGAATTTCTATTAATATAAGCGTAGAAGTTCCCTCTCATTATCAAATTTACTACCAAGTAGTAATGAAACTGGTAGGAATTCTGATACAGGTTTGGTCTTCTGGAAATCAGTTGATGAAGGGAATGATCTCTTGCTACTTCTTTTCCCCGGGTACT